GCGACAATCCCAATAACAGTCAAGATAAACAGCCTTTACCTTGGAATGAAGCAGAAGATGATGCTGACACCCGCCCAGAGTAAAATAGCCAAAGATGCAACAAGATTTCGTGTCTGCGTAGCGGGACGAAGGTTTGGCAAAACTCACCTGGCCATTAGAGAGTTATGCTATCACGCTCGTTTACCCAATAAGGATGTTTGGTATGTGAGTCCCTCATATCGTCAATCAAAAAACATCACGTGGAAGAAACTGAAAAATCGTTTACAAGACCTAAAATGGGCAGACAAAATCAATGAAACTGAACTTACCATCCATCTCAAAAATGGATCTACTATATCTCTTAAAGGCGCTGATAATCACGATAGTCTGCGTGGAGTTGGGCTGGACTTTATCGTATTGGATGAGTTCGCTGACATAGATCCAGAAGCGTGGTTTGAAACACTACGCCCTACACTATCAGACAAGCAGGGCCGCGCACTGTTCATTGGCACACCCAAGGGCATTGGCAACTGGGCCTATGAACTTTATCAGAATACCTTGGAAGATCCAGAACATTGGAGCTCATATACTTTTACCACTATTGATGGTGGACAAGTTCCTGAAGAAGAAATCGTTCAAGCACGCCGTGATCTGGATGAACGCACATTTAATCAAGAATATCTTGCTACCTTTGAAACCTTTGCAGGTCGTATCTACTATGGATTTGACCGTGCTCACAATGTTGTGCCCATCAACATAACGGATCCTAAAGGGCCATTCAAAGACATTAAACAGCAGGTTCTCTACACAGGATGGGACTTTAACATAGATCCTATGAGTGTGGTTGTAGCAGTTCGTTCAGGAGATAGTCTCTATGTCATTGATGAAATCCGTATGTTTTCTTCTAACACCCAAGAAGCAGTGGATGAAGTTACGAGCAGATATCCAAGTGCTAAAATCTGGGCATATCCAGATCCAGCCGCACGTCAAAGAAAAACATCAGCGGGTGGTTCCACAGATATTACGATCCTCCAAAACGCAGGATTCGTCGTAAAGGCACCACACAGCCATACACCAGTGCGAGATCGTATCAATGCAGTGAACTCAAGATTGTGTTCAACATCAGGCATTAGACACCTCTTTATAGATCCGCGCTGTAAATACACTATTGAGGGATTAGAGCGTCAGACCTACAAAGAAGGCACCAGTCAACCAGACAAAGATTCTGGCTATGATCATATGATGGATGCCTTGGGTTATATGGTTGACTATCTATTTCCTATTGGTCGCGATCATAGCGGTGTCGCTCAGCCTACAACCTGGGGACATTCATTAGATACCAGGGCCGCAAGAACAACAACAACTTATAGATATTGAGGAAGAAAATATGCCAGCAAACACAGGAGTAGGTTCCAGCAAACAGTATGAAGCCTTACTGGGAACACACGAACAGTATCAAAACCTAAATGGACGTTGGAGATTCCTCCTAAACAGTTTCCTTGGTGGTGAAATGTATCGTCAAGGACAGTATCTAACCAGATACGCTAATGAAAGTGAACAGGACTACATCACTCGTATGTGGACCACACCTTTAGACAATCACGTGAAAGGTGTATTGGCAGTCTACAATGCCTTTATGTTCCGCAAACCACCTATGCGTGACTTTGCTTCATTGGAAGGTGATGTGATGCTACAAGATTTCTTGGATGATAGCACATTAGAGGGGCAATCATTTGATAGTTTTATGAAGGATATTTCTACCTATTCAGGTGTGTTTGGTCATTGCTGGGTTATTGTTTCAAAGCCTAATGTTGGCGCAGTTACTCGTGCAGATGAAATGACAGTAGGTGCTCGTCCTTATGTTTCAATGATCACTCCACTGTCAGCACTGGATTGGGAATGGGAACGCTCAGCCGCTGGTATGTATCACCTCAAGTATTTCAAATATATGGAAGACAGTGATCGCAGCCATATCCTAACCATCAAAGAATGGTTCCCTGATCGCATTGAAACTTATGTTATGGACAAAGAAGATCAACTGATCAAAGAACACGTCATTGAAGACAATGGACTGGGCTATATTCCAATTACCATCTGCTATGATCAGCGTAGCCCCAAGCGTGGCGTGGGTGTTAGCTCAGTAGATGACATCGCTGATCTACAGCGTGCCATATACAATGAATATTCAGAAGTAGAACAGACTATTCGCATCAATGGACATCCCTCATTGGTCAAAACAGCAGGCACAGAAGCGGTCGCAGGTGCTGGATCAGTGGTGCAGATGGAAGACAATCTTGATCCAGGCCTGAAGCCATTCTTGTTACAGCCTAATGGTGCCACAGTATCTGCAGTCTATGAGTCAATGAAACAGCGTATTGAAGCCATTGATCGTATGGCCAACTTGGGAAGTGCTCGTGCTACCAAAACATCAACAATGAGTGGTGTGGCTATGGAAACAGAATTTCAAATGTTAAATGCAAGACTGAGTGATAAAGCAGACAACTTAGAACTATGTGAAGACAATATTTGGTTATACTGGTGTGCTTATCAAGGTCGCACCTGGGACGGTGAAATAGAATACCCAGACACATTCAACATCCAAGACAAGAAGAATGAATTAGCCGCATTGGTCCAGGCTCGTAGTGCAGTGGTCAATCCTGAATATCAAAAGATGTTGGACTATGAGATTATGGTCACTGCCTTAGGCAATGAAGATTTCAACAATTATCTAACAGATCCAATGCTCTATCAAGATCCTGCTCCAGTGGCTCAGGGCTTGATCAATGAAGTTCAACAACAGGCTCAGGGCATAACACAACAAGGAGTTCAATAATGTCAGCAGAATTATCCACTGCAATGAAACAACTATGGGCAGATAATTTTGCTGTCTATACCAAAGCACACGGCTTTCACGTCAACGTCACAGGCTGTGATTTCTTTGCCAATCATCAGTTTTTAGAAAAGATCTACAGCAACTTTCAAGAGTATATTGATCGTTTAGCAGAAGGCAGTAGAACAATCCGTGATGTTGTTCCATTCTCAATCACACGCATCAAAGAAATCACACAGATCAAAGATGAAACAGTAGTTCCCTGTCCTGAAGATATGTGGATGGAACTATACGCTGACGTTGAAACACTTAAAGAAACAGCAATCAAGGCCTTTGATCTCAGTCAGAAAGAAAAGTGCTATGGCCTACAAAATATCCTGGCAGACTATCTTGAAGATGCTGAGAAACTATGCTGGATGTTGGGTGCTTCAATGGAAGATCCAGCAGTGGCTGAAGCTGAAAAGGCCGCTGACAAAGAAATGGGCATACCAGAAGAACCCACACCTAAACTATAATGGACGCAAGATACTCAAGCACAGAGGTCCGCTGGAGAGATCTCAAATACACCCAACGTGAACCTGAAAATAAATCGCAGTTTGAATCCAACTGGGATCTAATATTTGGTAAAAAGGAGCAGACTAATGAAGAAGAAAAAACCAGTAAAACCACCTAAGAGGTATTGATATGCCCATAATGAAAGTGAAAACTAAATCAGGTGCCACAGGCTACAAGTATGGTAACAGTGGCCACGTCTATCCCACTCGTGCAGGTGCTGTCAACCAGATGCGAGCAATGTATGCCAATGGTTATACAGGCTCAAAAACCCATACTGGCAAGAAACACGGGCATAAGTAAACGATAATTAGCCAGGTGGCTAAATATTATTCTAAAACAAACACTCCAAAGGAGGCAGAGTCTACAATGGACTTACAAAATACATTGGCAACAAAACCAGCAACTGTCGCTGACCCTCAAGGTGAAGATCAGGCACAAGAGAAGTTTTATTCTCAGAAAGAATTTGACGATGCAATGGCCAAAACCCGTGCAGCCGTAGAACGCAAGGCCGTTAAAGCCTATGCTGAATTGGGGTCACCAGAAGAACTTCGTGCTCTAAAAGAACAGTTTGAAAACAAACAGTTTGAAGAACACAAGGGCAAAGGAGACTTTGAACAGATTCTAAAAGAGATGGCTTCTAAAAAAGACGCAGAGATCGCTAAAAGAGATAGTATTATTGCACAGTATCGTGTGGATAGTCCTTTAGTTGAGACCGCAGCCAAATATCGTGCCGTAGCCCCTGAACAGGTCAAGGCATTGTTGCGTAATCAGATTAAAATGACACCAGATGGTGAAGTAGAAGTAGTTGACACAAATGGTATGACCCGTTACAAAGACAATGGTGATGCCTGGGGAGTTGAAGATCTTGTAAAGAACTTCTTAGATGCTAATCCACATTTTGTGGCAGCAGGCCCTGCAACTACACAGACTCGCAATAGTATAGGTTCTGGAGGTGGATCTCAACAAATAGATGTCACCAAGTTAGATATGAGTAAAGCAGGAGATCGCAAGGTCTATGCTCAATGGAAATCTAATCAAGGTAGATAAATTAAACCTTAAAGGAAAATATTATGGCTTATCCATCAGTAAGTAATACCAGTATCAACAGCGAATTATTCGCAAACCTGGTAACAGCGGCTCAGTTCGCTGCCTACGAGCAATCCGTTGCTCGTCAATTAGTAACAGTTTTTGACGCACCCCTAAACACAGGCCTGAACCTACAAGTTCCAGTCTGGGCAGGTATTGATGCACAATTGATCGCTGACGAAGCGGCTGCAACTGTTAAAACAACCAACACAACTTCAGCAACAATCACATTAAAAGAACACGTGGTTTACCATCAGGTAACTGACCAGTTACGTGACTCTGCATACAGCAATGTATTTGCTCAGTTAGGTGACCAAAGTGGTCGTGCTATTGCTGAGTCAATGGACACACAAGTGTTTGCTGAATTCTCTAACTTCTCTAGCGACTT